GGGTGGCCGGTGGGGCGTTGCTGCCGGTGGCGACGCTGCCGCCGCCGTTGTAGGTGACGACCTGACCGGGATAGATCAGGTTGAGGTTGCCGCTTGGCACGCTCCACCTGGACAGCGGCCACAGGCCTGTGCGCGAGGCGATGCCGCTCATGGTGTCACCAGAGCGGACGGTCACGCGGGTCGTGTTGGCCTGCGTGGTCTGCTGCGTCGCTACGGTCGCGGAGCCGAGGCGCTGGTTGACTATCGCCATTACCTTGTCGTAGTTCGCGCCGAGCGCGTCGCGGCGCTGCTGGCCGTTGCCGTAGTCGCCACGGATCGTGGCGGTCGCGAGTGCCTGTAGGTCGATGGTCTGGGTCGGCGGCTTCTCGGTCGGCGGCGGGGTTACGGGCTTGGCTGCGCCGGCGGGGTTGGCGTAGGCCTGCCACTGGGATGCGTCGCCTCGGAAGTAGTTGAGGTCGAGCGGCCCGTTGTAGCCGCTGATCCATCCGTTGGAGGTGTACTGGCGCATGGCCTCGCCGTAGATCGCGTAGTTCCACGGTCGGCTCTGGTAGCCGGTGGGCGCGTTGCTGGCGTACTGGGCGACCCACAGGCCGCAGTTGGCGCGCACGTCGCCGGGTATCTGGCCCAGCGCGCTGGCCTGCACGTACACCATCGGCCATACGCCGGTGAGCGTGTGGACGCGCTGGACGAACCGGCGAACCCAGTCGGAATTGCCCCACTGGGCGTTCTGATAGGACTCCCAGTCGAGCACGAGCACGGCCCTGCCGATGTAGTCCCTCGCCCGGCCGACGAAGTAGTCGGCCTCGGCCTCGGCGTTGTTGCCGCCGGCGTAGTGGTACAGGCCGAGGCTCTTGCCCCGGTCTGTCACGCACTTGGCCTGCGTGCGCCAACTGGAGTTCTCGAAGCCTACGCCCTGGGACACCTTGACTACGGCGAAGTCGTAGCTGGCGGTGCAGGTCACGTTAGCGTCCTGCCAGCCGGACACGTCGATGCCGACCATGTCGGCCATCGCGATCGCCGGCGTGCACGCGAGCAGCACGGCGAACAGTGCCGCGATGAGGGCCTGTAGCGGCTTGCTTTTGTTCTTGATTTTGCCCATTCGTTTTCCTTCCTGTGTTGGGTGGGCATATGAAACAGCCCCCGCCGGGATGTCCGGCGAGGGCTAAACCTTCTTGGGGGCTATCGGCGCGTCCTGTATGTCCTGGTTGACTTGGGTGCCGTGCCCGTTGCCGCCGAGGCTGTGGTAGCTGTCGTAGACGAGCTGCGCGGTCCGTTTGGCGGTGTTGTCGGCGATGCCGTCGTTGGCGACCATTTCGCGCTGCATCTGTTCGAGCTTGCACAGCAGGAGCACGCGCACGCCGGTCTGCATGGCGTCGGATTTGCGTCGGTAGCCGCGCCACCAGCCGAGCATGTATCCGCCCAGGGCGGTGATGATGCCGGTGGCGGCCCAGACGGTGAGCTGCTGGGCTATGGGGTTCACTCTCCGCTCCCCTCGTCGAGGCCGGCGATGTATGCCCGTACGGCTTCGCGGCCCGCTTCGGGCACGTCGTCGATGGTCTTGCGGCCGGCGATGACGAGACGGGCGTAGACGCGGATCATGGCTTTGCTCATGCTTCACCCCCTGACAGCAGCTGGTAGATTTCGGCCAATGCCTCGTCCTGATCGAGGCTGGACGCCTCCAAGCCGGCGAGGCGCTGACTGTCCGATTTGGATGCCTGCACGCAGTCGAGCCAGATGCTGTCGGCCTGTTCGATGGCTTCCTGTTCGGTCAGGTCGCGGATCGTGTAGGCTTCGTCGGCGGTGTATTCCGTCCATGCGGTTTCGCCGTCCCCGTGCATGACGGTGGTGATGTTGCGGCGGATGCGGATGTCCGCGAGGCCGTCGCCGCGCGGGTAGTAGCTGACCTCTTCGAGGGGTTCGAGGCTGGATACGGTCTGGAGCATGGGTTTTCCTTCCTGTGTTGGGTGGATAAATACCGGGTTGCGCGGCGCATGGTGTGGTCAATGCGGTGGCGTCGCCGGTATCGGATGCTGTCGCTGTTGCGCAGGTATCCGTAGTAGGAGCAGCAGCGTCGCGCGAGCTGTTCGGTCATGGGCCGGCGTCTGGCGCGGTTGAAGGTGCGGCGGGCGCGGAGGAACACGCCGCTGCGGATGTTGACGCGGCCGTGGGGTCGGAACGTGTAGCCGACCATGTCGATGGGTTCGAGGTCGAGGCGTTTGCAGTTCCATTCCTCGTGCACGTCGAGTTTGAGCGCGTCCTTCAGGTAGCGGACGATGCGGCGGGCGGCGATCTTCAAATCTCGTTTGGAGGTGCCGATGAGCAGCAGGTCGTCCATGTACCACAGTTGGTGCGTGATGAGCCGGCGGCGGGTGATCTCGCCGGTGCGCCGGCTGGTGCGTTCGATGGTCATGGCCGGCGATTCGATCCAGTGGTAGGCGTGGCTGAGGTAGTAGTTGGCGAGCCATTGGCTCAGGTAGCTGCCGATGTTGAGGCCGTTGTCGCCTTGGTACCGGTCGATGAGGTGGAACACGAGGCGCAGCAGGATCGGGTCGCCGACGTCGCGCGTGAGCATCGCCTTCAATGTGGGGCGGTCGATGCTGGGATAGTATTTGCGCACGTCGAGCTTCACGAACCATTTGCTGGATCGTTCGCGTGTCCATCGTTTGATCGCGCGGCGGGCGTCGATGGTGCCGCGATTGGGGATGCTGGCGGTCTGCCATCGGCCCACCTTCGCGTCGGACAACGGCTGGAGGGCCATGACGGCCACATGGTCGTAGATTTGGTGGCGTACCGATTCGCGGCCGATGACGCGGTGTTTGCCGCTGATCGGTTCGACGCGGTTGAAGTACGTGATCCTGGTGTCGCGGTATCGGCCTTCGCGTATCTCGTCGGCGATCCGTTCGGCGAGCCGGTCGAGGTCGGGGTGGGTTTCGAGGAAGCGGGTCACGTCGCGGCGGGACCGTTTGCCCTTGAGGTAGTGATCGATCGCCCTGCGGACGAACATGGGCGTGGCGCAGCGGGTGTGCTTGCAATGGGTTTTCAGAGCGTTTCCTATCTGGACTATGCCGGCGTTCGACGGTGCTGGATGGGTTCGCCTACCGGCCGGGTGCTCGGTTTGATTTTCGGCTGGGCCGTGGCTTGCCCTCTCACTGGCTGGCGTGGAGGGTAGTTGTGGCGTAATGGCGTATATGCGTTGACAGGTTCCTGATATGCGGCCCCCGATGTTCCACCTGCGATTCGCGAGGTCGTTCCTGAGGTTCGCGGCGAAAGCGCCGCAGGCAGCCCCATCCCTGAGGTTGCCGAAGCGCTGCACCACGCACGGACGTCGGAGGCGTACCGCCACAAATCCCAAAGAGTTGCGAAACGTAGAAAGGGGGCTTTCGCCCCCTCGCTTCGCTTCACCCCCCATCGCACTGCGGCTACGCCTTCGTGCGACCGAGCGCAGACAGGCGGCCCCCGACGTTCCACCAGCGATTCGCGAGGTCGTTCCAGAGGGACGCGGCGAAAGCGCCGCAGGCAGCCCCATCCCAGAGGCCGCCGAAGCGCCGCACCTGTCGGAGGCCTTGGGATGTGAGCGGGTTGGCTCCGATGGCGTCGCACATGCCGGTGGTGCTCGTCGCGTTCAGGCCCGTGGGGATGATGACGCCGTTGGACAGGGTGAAGTCCTCGGCGTAGCGCCATGAGTCGTTCGTGGTCTTGTCGCGTGCGGTGAATTCGCCGATTTTGGTGTAGTTCGCCGTCGAGGTCTTGGATGCCTTGGTGATGTCGAACACGCGGTAGAGTTCGATGCGGCCGAGGTTGTCGTTGTCCTTGACGGCGTTGGCGATGAGGTCGGCGTCGCTTTCGTAGATGCCGTTGAACAGTTCGATGCCCTGTAGGCGGATGGGTTGGTGGTTGGCGGCGGACGCGGTGGATGGGCGGCCGTCGGTGCCGAGCAGCTTGTCGGTGGCCCCGGTCTTCCACGGCATGCTGTTGACGAAGCATGCGGTGGTCGTGGTGATGGCGTCGCCGTCGAGGTTGAGGGCGGTGTTGCTGGCGTCGATGGCGGTCTTGCTCAGGATGGTGCGTGCCCGGGCGGCGCTGTAGTTGCCGGTGTTGTTGCGTTCCTTGTCGGTGCCGACGTTGACGGTGCTGCCGACGTCGAAGTTGTTGGCGTAGCTGGTGGCGATGATGACGCGCTTGACGCCGGTTTCGGCATTGGTGACGGCGGTCTGAGGCGTGTACTGCCAGCAGCCGCCGAGCACGTCCGAGTTTTTGGTGGCGTATTTGAGCATGAGCATGAGCTGGACGTAGAAGGTGTCGCCGGCGCAGCGGCCGGCGTAGCCCTTGCCTTTCTTGAGCGCGTAGTCGATGGCTCGGTTCTGGGAGCCGAATTCTCGGTCGATCTCCTTGCCGCTGACGGACAGGGGGCGTTGCTGGGAGTCGAGGGAGGCGGCGTATTTCGCGAACAACAGGCATGGCCGTTTGCTGCCGTCGGGCAGCAGCACGCCGGGCAATGGCGCGTAACCGTCGTACTGGGTGTCGCTGTACAGGAATTCGTTGTGGGTGCTCGTGCTTTCGAGCTTGTAGTATCCGGGGCATGTCATGACGTACACGTCGCCGTTGCTGCCGTCGCGTTTGAAGCGGGTGTCGATGCCGTCGATGGCGGTGACATGGGGCACGCCGTCGTCGTCCACGGTGGCGTTGACGTCCCATGTGCGGAAGGCAGGCAGTGCGGCGTAGTCGTCGCGTCCGGCCTTGGCGTTGGTGCTGATCTCGATGGTCAGGTTGGCGTTGTCTCGGGTCTTCACGCCGGTTGGCGTGTTGCTGTACGTGTATTTGGGAAATCTCACGCCGTACACCTTGCCGTCCTTGTGGGCGGCGAAGTAGGCGGCGATGTTGCCGTATTCGCCCTTGGTGCCGTCGTACTCGAATCGCACGCCCTTGGCGGCGTTGGCGTGCACCTTGGCGATGAGCTTGGCGGTGTCGGCGAGGGTCATGACCTTCTGTGTGTTCGCCATGATGGCTCCTTCCTGTTTATCGGTTGATGATGTCGAGCGCCCAGTCGATGTCGGACTGGGTGAGCGGCGGGATCGTTTCGGCGTCGGACAATGCCGGCGCGATCACGGTGTCGTACTGGGCGTCTATGTCGGATTGGGTCGCGAAGACCACGCCGGCGGCCGCGCTGGCGGCGATCTTGGCCTTGCAGTCGTCGGAGAGCTGCCGGTATTCGATCACGCTGGTGCGTGCCGCGTCTGCGGCGTCCTTGGCTTCGCCGGCCGCGCTGACGGCCTTGTTGATGGCCGTGGTCGCGTCGTCTATGAGCTTGTCGAGCACGCCCATCTGATCCTGCGCGTCGGGCGCGGTCGCGTCGAACACGGCTCGTTCGACGATGCCGTGGAAGTTGCGCGAACAAGTCTTCGTGCCGTTGACGCTGACCTCGATGCCCATGAGGATCGCGCCGGCGTGCTGCAACGCCTTGCGCGGCACGGCGACGCGGTACGTGGCCGTGGTGGTGCCGAACACTGCTGGCATGCTCACTCGGTCGCCCAGCCCGCTGCCGGGACTGGTGTTGTAGGCGAGCGCGACGGTGATGCCGGTGGTGTCGGTGATGGGGGTGCCGTTGTCGGTGAGTTCGACGGTGATGGTGCGGCCGTTGATGTCGCCGGCGTTGAGGCGTATGTCTGCGATGTAGCCGTTGGCTAGGTCGAGTTGGATGGGTTCGCCTGTGGCTTCGCGGAAGCTGTCAAGCGTTGCCATTGCCGTCGTCCTTGTTTTCGAGCTTGCCTCGTAGTTCGGCTATCTGCGCGTCCTTGATGTCGCACATGGCGGCGAGTGTGGCGATCTGCCGGTTCGCGTCGGCGAGTTGTTCGGAAAGCTTCTGTGATACGAGTCGGTCGAAGCTGACGTACTGCTGGTCATCGTTCATTTTTCTACTACCTTTCATCTGGTTATTGGTTGCGGTATGAGGCTTGCGTAGAAGCTTTCCTCGGCGTTGTCGATGGCATTGGCAACCGTCTTGTCCGAGAGCAGGTCGGAAAGCGCCTGTGCGTCAACGCAGGACGTGTCTATGCCGGTTTCCGTGTCTGAGTCTTCGAGGGCGTATGTCGATACCGATTGCGCCTGTTGCGGGATGGTTGGTAGGTGCATGCCTTTTCTGGTGTCGTTGCGGGCTACAGTCAGCGGATCGTTCTGGACGGTTCCGTCATCGGCGAGCATTGACAGGTCCGCCGCACTGTCGTTCAGCGCCGCTTCGAGCGCTTCATAGGCCTCCGTCCAGACCCCCCTGCCGGTTGACGGATCGTATCGTGTCGTGTCTTCGACGCCTTGCATTATCGCGGCGACTGCTTCGGTTGTGGATCCGAGTCCGAGCAGTGCCGTCCAGGATGCAATGGTTCCTGGGGAGAAGACGAATTGCTGGTATCCGTTGATGGGTTCGTCGCAGTTGACGATGATGTTCCCGTCGCTCATTGTCATGGTTTGTCTCATGTTTGGCTTTCCTTATTTGACGAGCCATCCGAAGGTGTCGCAATACATGTCGACCGTACATGGGTTCCGGTCGGCGTTGTACATTAGGATGTCCCATCCGGATTGTCCTCCGGTGTTTTTGACGTGCATGATGATGCCGCCCCATTCTCCGTCAGCGTTTGCGACGGCGTAGTATCTGCCGTATTTTGCCGGCGATGACGCGGTGAAGTGCACGGTCGCGGCCGCGCCGACCGATATTGCCCCGCCGTTCGGCATCCATGCCTTCCATGCCCTGGATCCATCGAATGTGTGACGGTTCATATAGCCCCCGAGGAAGCCCCCTAGGTAGAGGTATCCGGTGTTGATGTCCGCCTTCACCCCGACGGCGCCGTTTGAATCCCATGCCGCAAGTTCCGAATACGTGTCCATCGCGTTTGTGTCTGGAGAGGCCGAAGACACCAGTCGTGCGCCGGAGTTTTTCGCGTCATTTGACGACAGGCTGTAGTCGCGCATGACGAGTGCCTGGAAGACACCTCGCATCTTGGCGTTGTCGGTTTTCGTGCTGCCGACTCGTACGAAGGCGCCTGGATCTGTGTTCGCGCGACGACCGCCGTTGAAGGTGAGCGTCGAGATCTCGCCCACCTCGGAATTCGTGGACTCGGCAGCGATGTATGGCTGCTGCGCCGCCGTGGTTGCGTGGATGAACGAGATGCCGGCGCCGGTGATGTCGGCGGATCCTCCGATCGGATTCTGTTTGAATTTCGGGCTCATCCACAGGCGAGATCCGGACGTGCCAGTCTGGAAGGTGCCGGTGAGCGCGTTATGGCCTCCGTTGCCGTCGAGATGAACCGTTTCGACTCCGTTCGCGTCGCTCATGCTGAAGATTCCGGAGTCGAGGTTCCAGTAGCTTCTCGCGCCGCTGATGATGCCGCTTCGCAGGTAGGTGGCGTTGACGTACAGCAGTCCTCCGCTCATGTACAGGCCCTGCAGCTGGCCGTTGTTCGTGAGCTTGTTGAAGATGTACTGCTGTGTGAGCGCCTTCTCGAACGTGTTCACATGGCTCGTGGCCGTGTTGTCGGCATACGATTTGGCGGCTTCGAGCGTGCTGGTGTCGCCGTCGGCTGCCGCCTTCTTCGCCGCCTCGAGGGCCGCGTTCGCCTTGTTCGTCGCGTCCGTGGAAGCGGCTTTCTTGGCGTTGGCTTCCGCGCTGTTCGCCTTCTTGGTAGCATCGGCCGCGGCCGCTGATTGCGCGGCGTTGGCCTTGCTTGTGGCGTCGGCCTTCGCGGACGCGAGCGTGTTCGAGCCGATGCCGTCGGCGTATTTCTTGGCCGCCGCTTCGGCTTCGGAGGTGAGCCGCTGTGCCGCCGTGGTGGTGGCGAGGTCGCTCGCCTTGTTGCCGGCAATGGTACTGGTTCCGGCCAGCCGGAATTCGCCGGTGGTCATGTCCCAGTACTGCAGGCCCTTCTTGTCGGTCAGGATGCCCGCCTTGACGAGGTTCGCGTCCAGGACGCCGGACTTGACGTAGGACGCGTTGGCATACAGGTTGCCGTTCTGCATGAACAGGCCTTGGATCTTGCCGTAGTTCGTGAGCCGGTCGAACACGCTCTTCTGCCCAAGGGACTCGTCCAAGGCGTCCACGTACGCCTGCGCCGCCTTCTTGGCGGCTTCGAGGGCCGCGTTCGCCTTGTTCGTCGCGTCCGTCGAGGCGGACGCGAGCGCGTTCTTTCGGGCTTCTTCGGCTTTCGCCTGCGCGTAGTCCTTGGCAGCGGCGAGGTTGTCGAGGTCGGTCTGGTCGGACTCACGCTTCATCTGGTCGGCGTACTTCTTCGCTGCGGCGAGCGCTGCCGACGATGAGTCTCCGGCGATCGCGTCGACCGTTTTTCCTCCGACCGTCGTTCGTGCGGAGAGTTTGAAGTCGCCGGTGTCGAGGTTCCAGCTGTTGTAGCCGGCTGCGTCGGAGAGCAGGCCGGTGTAGATCGCGTCGGCGAAGATGCCCTTGCCGTTCGCGAGGCTGCGCCAGTTCCAGTCGCCGTTCGCGTTCCTCGAGCTTGCGCACCGCCAGTATCCGCCGCCGATCTGGATGACCTGCGTGGGGTGCTGGTCGATCGGCTTGTCGTACACGTAGATGCCTTGGTTGGGCGTCTGGTAGACGTATCCGCCGGTCTCGTTCATGATCTGGTTGATGCGGTCGATGAGGTCCTTCATGTACGGGCCGGTGCCGCCGGCGGCGCTGTTCCATGCGCCGGAGTTGGAGACGAGTTTGTCGAGCGCCTGCTGTTGGGCGGCGAGGCGCTGCGTGTAGGATTGCCGGATGTTGCCGAGGGTGATCTTGGTGTCGGCGAGGCTGCCGGCAAGGTCTTCCTCGATCTGGAGGATGCGGCCTTCGAGGCGCAATGGTGCGGCGAAGCTGGTGTCGATGATCTGCACGCTGTCGCCGACGTCCGTGCCTTCCGCGCTGTAGCCGGCTTGTCCGAGGGCGGTCACGTCGGCGGTGTAGGAGACGACGGGCGTGGCGCGGGTCTTGAGCGCCGCTTTGGTGAGGTTTAGGAGTTCCTGGGGGTCTTCGCAGTCGGGGAAGTCCACGCTTGCCTCGCTGTGGTGTCTGGTGCCGTCGGGGCCGGGTATGCCCCAGTTGGCGAGCGCTTGGTCGTCTTGGACGTAGGGTTTGCCGTTGTTGACGTCGGCGAAGCTGATTTTGCGGCTGTATCCGCCGGTGGCCTCGCCTTGGTCGTTGGTTTGTTCGATGCCTTTGCCCCACCCGTAGAGGCGGGTGATGACGTCGCCGCTGTCGATGTCGCGTTTGATTTGGGTGAGGTCCTTGCCGTATTCGAAGCGTTTCGTGGTGTTGGCGGAGCCTCGGTGTTCGACGAGGTGGATGATGCGCCGGCCGATCCGGTTGCCGGTCGGGTCGGGCTGGACTTCGGTCTGGACTTCGAGCCCGTAGGTGCCGGCGGTCTTCTGGATGGCTTCGAGGACGGTGCAGTGGTAGAAGCTGAGGTCGGCCGTGCCGGTGAGGGTGCCGGTCTCGACGGTGCCGACCGCCCACCGGGTGCCTTCGAGGGCTTTGGCGAGGCAGGCTTTGGCGTTCGCGTTGCGGTTGCGTTTGTCCTCGATATAGGTGCGCGAGAGTTCGGCGATGCTGCCGGTGCAGTAGGCGACGGTGACGGGCATGCCTGCGGCGCGGGCGGTCTGGGTGGACTGGCACAGGTATTCCGCCCAACGGTTCAACGAGTCCTTGAACACGATGCGTTCGTCCTTGTTGATCTCGCCGATGGTGGTGATGTCGAGGGTGTCGGTGCCGTCGGTGGCTCTCGTGCGGATGGCCTTGATGGCGTAGGGCAGGTCGCCGAGCGGGTTGCCCCAGCGGTCGAAGATCATGTATCGCATGAGTGTGCTCCTAGATGAGTGTGAGTGGCCTGTACGCGAGACTGGCGGCGGTGGCTCCGGTGAGGGTGAGCGTGTTCAGGCCGGGCAATAGGGGGAAGTAGTCGGATTCGAGTGTGGGTGTCATGAGGTTGCCGTTGACGCGCAGCTCCCGGTGGTCGGGGTCGGTGTCGATGGAGATGCGTCCGGTGATGGCGGTGGTGGACGTGACGGCGAGTTTGTGGCCGTGCGCGTCCTTGATGCTGACGGTCTTGGCGTCGGCGGCGGGGGTGAGCGTCCATGTGGGCCAGCATGGCCGGTTGCCTTTGACGTGGATCGTGTTCGCGTCCGTTTTGAGCGCGATGGATCGGCTGCGGCCGATCAGGTAGGGGTGGGCGTCGATCTCGGCTTGCACGAGGGTGGCGATCTGGTGGTCGCCGGCCCATTTGTCTTCCCACGCGCCGAGGCTCATGCGGCCTTGGTATTCGCCGGGCAGGCTGCGCCATGAGAGTGAGACTATGGTGCCGGCTAGGGCGGCGAGCCGGGTTTTGGCGGCGAGGATGTCGTCTTCGCCGCCGATGGCGTACAGGCTGAGCGTGATGGCGCGGTCGCCCATGTACGCTGCCCCGGTCGGGTCGGTGAGGGTCAGGTCGAGCCGGCCGTCGCGGCCGGGCATGTCCTGCATGCTCAAGGTCGATTTGGCGGCGTCGATGGTCACGCCGTCGGAGGATAGGGACAGCATCATGCGTTCCAGCGGGACGCCGTTGAGCGTGGGGTCTTCGACATGCGGCAGGCGCATGCGTCGCTGGTAGAGCATGATGCTGTCCTCTCTGGTTTTAACGGCCTCTCATGGCGAGGTAGTTGAGTTCGTAGCTCATGGGTTTGGCGAGCTTGCCGGCCATGACCTCGCCGCCTCGGTCGGACAGGTTGAGCGTGATGCCGCTGCTGAGCGCCTGATCGATGGCGTCGATGATGTCCTGTTTGGTCGCGTATTCGCCTTGGCTGCTGTCGATCGTGTAGGCCATCCGGCCGCCCGTGATGCGGGTCTGGTAGGCGTATGGGGTTTCGAGCATGCTGGTGTCGGTCTTCAGGCTCACGGTGGGGATCATGTCGGTCAGACCGTCGATGCTGTCCTCGACGAGGCCGCTGGCCTTGTCGATGCCCTGGGCCATGCCGGCGGGTATCCATTTGCCGACCTCGTCGCGGAAGATGCGTGACGGGCTGTGGATGCCGAGCACGCTCTTGGCCCAGCCGACGAGGCTGCTGCCGAGGTTGCTGATCGTGTTCCTGACCCACTGGAACGCGCCGCCAATGCCGTTGATGAGGCCTTGGATGACCTGACGGCCCGTGTCGTACAGCCATCGGCCCGCGCCGCTGACCGCGCCGAGCACGGTGTCGCGGATGCGGCCGACCGTGTTCGACACGGATTGGATGCCGTTGGACACGGCCGACGTGATCCCGTGCCAGATGTTCGACAGGTACGAGCTGACCGAGTTCCATACGCTCGTCCACACGCCGCTGATGGCGTTCAGGACGGTCGAGATGGTGTTGCTCACATTCTGGATGCATGTGGACACCACGCCGCTGATCGCGTTCCAGATGGTGGACGCGACGGACCTGACCGCGTTCCAGATGCTCGTCCACACGCTCTGTATCGCGTTGAGGACGGTGCCGATCGTGGTCCTGATGCCGTTGATGATCGGCATGAAGAACACGACGATCTTGTTCCACACGTCGGTGAAGAACGTGCTGATGGCGGTCCATACGGTGGTCCAGACGGCCTTGATTCCGTCGAGGATGTTCGACAGGAACGCTTTGATGCCGTCCCATGTGGTCGTGAAGAAGTCCTTGATCGCGTCCCATGCGCCCTGCCAGTCTCCCTTGAGGAAGCTGAGGAACACGGCGATGACGGTGCGGATCGCGTTCACCGCGGTCGAGATGTAGCCGCTGATGAGCGTGAAGATCGTGGAGACGACGTTGTAGATCGCCGTCCAGATGGTGCTCCACACGGTGTTCGTGCTGTTCATCTGCTGGGTGATGAACGAGAGTATCCAGCCGAACACGGTGTTGATGCCGTTCTGGATCGCCTGCAAGGGTGCGACGATGAGCGCGCCGATGACGGTGAACACGTTGACGATGAAGTCTCGTATCCCGGTGAAGATCGTCGTGGCGGTCGTGCTGATGCCGGTCCACACGCCGGACAGGAACGTGGTGATCGACGTCCATGCGCCGGTGACGCCGCCGCTGATCGTCTGCCATAGGCCCGTGAAGAAGCCGGCGATGCCGTCCCATGCGGATTGCACGGTACCTGTGATCGTGGCCCATAGGTTGGCGAGGAATTCGCCGAGCCCGTTCCATAGGTCTTGCGCGGTGGCGACGATCGTGTTCCACGTGTCCGTGAGCCATGAGGTGAACGCGGCCCATGCCTTGCGGCCGACCTCGGTCTGGGTGAAGAACCAGACGAGCGCGGCCACGACGGCCGCGATGGCGACGGCGATAGCGCCAATGGGGTTTGCCGCTATGACGGCGTTGAACGCGCCCTGCACGGCGGTCGCCATTTTGGTGGCGGCGCTCCACGCGGTCTGAGCCGTCTTGACGAGGCTGAGGCTGGAGCCCATCTGTTTGAGCATTTGAATCGGGCCGCCCAAGTCCATCATGAGCATGATGCCGTTGCTGATGCCCTTGGCGGCGGTCGTCACCGTGTTCATGGTTCCGGTGAGCGCCTGTAGACCGCTGTTGAGCGCCTGATAGCCCTTGACTGCGGCGAACGCGGTGCCGATGCCGATGATGATGGGCGCGAGTTCCTTGCCGTGCTGGATGAACCAGTTGAGCGTGTCGGCGACGAGTTTGATGCCGTCGGCGAGACCTTCGGGAGGGATCATGTGCGCCCAGTCGATGACCATGTTGACGACGCCCATGATCGCGTCCCTGATGGTGTCCCACGCGGATTTGAACGCGGTGATCGCGCCGTTTTCCTCCAGTTTGGAGTAGAGGCGCTGGAACCAGCCGATGAGCCCTTCGATGCCTGCCTGGACGACGGGCACGGCGTTGGTGACGCCGTCGGCGATCCAGCTCATGCCGCCGGTGATGGCGGGTTTGACGCTGTCGAGCACGCTCGCGCCGAGCTTGACGAACGCGGCTTCGAGGTTGCCGGTGGCTCCCTCGATGGTGCTGGCGGATGTGGCGGCTTCCACGGCGGCGTCGGTGAAGCCGAGCGACATGATCGCGTCGTTGAATTCCTGCGCGGTGATCTGCCCGTCGGCCATCGCGTCGCGGAAGTTGCCGGTGTAGGCTCCGGCCTCCTTGAGTGCCTGTTGGATCTTGCCGCTCGCGCCGGTGATCGCGTCCGAGAGCTGGTTCCAGTTCTCGGTCGTGAGTTTTCCCTGGCCGGCGGTCTGCGTCAGCACCATCGCCACGGACTTGAAGGTGTCGGCGGAGCCGCCGGCGACGGCGTTGAGGTTGCCTGCAGCTTCGGCGAGCTTGTCGTAGTTGGGCACGCCGTTGGCGGCGAGCTGGGCGGTGGTGTTGCGGATGTCGTTGAGGTCGTAGACGGTCTTGTCGGCGTAGTCCTGCGTGCTGGCGGTGAGTCGTTTGATCTGCTGTTCGCTGACGCCGGCGAAGTTCAGGGTGCTGGCGAACTTCTGGGCGCTGTCGGATGCGCTGGTGATCTCGCCGGACAGGCCCATGAACGCTTCGATGGCCTTGCCCGCGACGCTTTGCGCGATGCCGGTGATGACGCCGAGTTTCGCGCCGAAGCCGCCGGCGAAGCCGTTGCCGGCTTTGATGCCGGCGGTGTTGCCGGCGGTTTCCGATGCGCTGCCGAACGCCGATTCGATGGTCTTGCCGACGCCCTTCATGCTGGGCACGATCTGTACGAACGCGGTGGCGATCTCGATTGCCATGCTATGCCTCCCTGATGGTGGTGCGCGGTGCGGCCAGGTATGCGGCTAGTTGTTCGTCGTCCATCGCCATGACCTCGCCGCCCGTGGCTTCATGCCGGACGGTGCCGGGGCGTTGGAGTTGTCCGCGCCAGCGCGCGCCCTTGCGTGAGGCTTCCTTGGTTTTCGTCCAGGCGAGGAACGCGAGGCTGTCGCGGATGTCGGCGAGGAGGTAGGTTTGGTCGTCCCATGCGAGGCGCGGGTTGAGTTTTTGCCAGATGATGGACTGGCGGGGGAGGTTGGCGGCCAGTGCGGCCGCCCGGTTGGCGGGCAGTTCGCCAGTCCATATGAGGTCGGTGTTAAGCCCATAGAAACGCTGGAAGTCCGCTTCGAGCGCGTCGGGTGCCGTGGCGAGCATTCCTATGAGCGTCAGGAGTTTGGGGCGACCTGTTTGAGGAGCTGGGCGATGAATTCGCTGACCTTGTCGATGCTCACGCGCCCGGTGTCGGGGTCGCGCAATGCGTCCTTCATGGCCGTGTACTGGGGGCCGCAGAGCTTCTTGAGGAAGGGGACGATGGCGAACGCGCCGGCACCGTTGCCGGACTGGGCGGTTTGGAGGTCGTAGAGGTATTCGACCATGTCGAGGTCGTCGAAGATCGCGGGGCTGACGGCGAGGGTGACGCCCATGGCCTCGACGGTCTTGGGCTGGTTTTTCGGGGTTTTGTGGTCCTGCGGCTGCTTGGCTGCCATATGCGTGTCCTTTCAGAGGGGTGCGCCCGCCGGACGGCGGGCGCGGGGTGGGATCACTTGCTGAGCGAGGCGGTGGCGACGTTGGCGATGTATTCGACGCTGGTGGCTCCGTTGATGAGGTCGCTCGGGTTGGCGCTCATGGTCACGCCGTAGCCGATGGCGTCGCCGGCGCTGTAGGTGATGTCGTCGAATTCGGTGATGGTGCCGTCGGCGACGACGATGCGCTTGACTCGGTTGCCGGTCATGGCGATCTCGAACACGAGCACGAGGCTTTCGCCGGACGGGATGGCGTGGTAGACGGTGAGCTTGTCTGCGGTGCCGGTGACGTTCGCGGTGCCGAAGCGCAGTTTGAGGCTGGCTTCGTTGGTTTCGATCATGTTGAACTGCCATGTCTCGCCGTAGCCGCTGATCTCGGACAGCACCTTGATGCCGCCCATCTCGTTGATGTCGGTGGTGTCGGTGTCGGTGGCGTTGGCGATGCCGTCCTCCGACAGGTAGCCGACGCAGGTGTATGTTGCCGGCAGGGCTGTGGTGGCGTCGGTCGGCAGGGCGGTTCCTGCGGGCGCGTAGTAGAGGCAGCCGGTCTTCTTGGGCTTGCCGAGGCTGACGTTTTTCTTGTTGTTGTGGTTGGTTTCGGCCATGATGGTGCCTTTCGGATGGGGCGGCGTCGTCTTATTGGGTGGCGGCGTCGAGGCTTATGGTGATCTGGTATCGGGGCTGGGGCGGCGGGCCGGGGTCGGGGAAGTCGATGACGCTTTCCACGGTGACGGCGGCGATGGGGTCGAGCAGGTCGAGGTCGAGCAGTCGGGGCAGCACTTGGCCCGTGGCGAGCTGGGCGGCTTGCCATCGGGTTTCGGCCCAGACCTGCACGGCGATGGTGGGGCGGCTGCTGTATTCGAGTTCCCGGCCGCCTACCCGTTCGATGGTCACGAACCGTTGGGGCCGGTCTGCGGGCACTTCGAGGTAGGCGGTCAGGCCGTCGCCGTCGGGGTCGGCGTCGATCCAGTCCTTGACTGTTTTTTCGAGGTTGAGTCTCATTGCTGTTTCACCGACTTGAGCAGCGTGTTGTGTTTCGCGTTGTCCTCCATCGCCTTCACGTTGCCTTCGGAGCCGTGCCCGGTCGTGGCGAGCGCGACGCTGCCTTTGGGGGTGCTGACATGGGTTGCGGCCTCGTAGGTCGCGCCTTCGACCTGTGCCATGCTGTTGGCACGGGCGGCGATGAGCGCGGCCTGTTGGTCGATGGTCTGCTGGATGGGTGCGGATTGGCGTACCGCACGGAAGCCGGCGAGGTTGAGTTTGACCTTTGCCATGCGTTGCTCTCCTAGCCTCTGGTGTCGGCGAGTTCGACGGTGAGGTTCCAGCGGGTCGGGGTCATGCCGCCCGTGTAGGGGCGGGGGTCTCCGATCACGGTGTATTCGACGCCGTCGATTCTCGCCTTGGCCCCGCGCAGGCTCCGGTAGGGCCATGCGCGGGGCATGTGGATGGTTTTGGCGGTGCGGATGCCGTCGGGGCGGATGGGGTCGGTGGAGTTCGACTGGCTGCCGTCCTGTATGAGCACGTCGTCCACCTGTTCCTCGCGGGTGTTCCAGATGATTCCGCCGCCGGGGTCCTCGCCGGCTTTGACGCGGTGGATGAGGGTGATGGTCTCGCCTCTCATGCCGCGCCTCCGGCCATGTCGTAGGCCCATGTCTCGCCGTCGCCGCCCAAGGCTTCCTTCTCGCTCGTGGTGAGGTAGAGGTCGCCGGCGGGGTTGGCGTAGCTCAGGCTTTCGCTGTAGCTGCCGGCCGTCTGGGTGGATTGGGTGACGCCCGACATGTCGGGGCCAGCCTGCATGGCTCGTTTGACGGCCATGCAGGCGATGCGATTCAACGTGGCGGGCTTGGCGGCGGGCCAGCGCGGGCAGGTGGTGCGGATCAGGTCGGATGCGTCCGCGAGCAGCGCTTCGGCGCGTTTGTATTCCTCGCCGGTGAGCGCGTGCCAGCGTGCTTCGAGGTCTCCGACCTGCGCGAACGGCTTCTCGTCGTCCGTTTCGTCCTCTCCCCCGCCGGCCTGCGTCACGGTTGTGCCGTCGGACAGGTTGAGCGGGGTGCTGGGGTATCCGTCCATGCGTGGTCTCCTTAGGCGAGCAGGCCGGCGGCCTTGAGCTTGGTCAGTGTGGAGTTGACCTTCGCGATGATGGCCGCCGAGTCGGCGTCGGCCGCAAGCTGCGGTTCGGCCGCCTGCTGGAGCACGCCGCCGCGAGCGCTGGTTGTCGGCGCGGGCGGGGCGAATGTGCTGGGCTTGCCGGTGATCGCGCTCCATGCGGGGGCTGCGGCCGGGTAGGTGGACGGTTTGCCGGTGATGGCAGACCATGCGATGGTCGCGACGCCTTCGGCGAAGGGCGTGCCGTCGGGCTTGACCAGACGCACAGGGATGGACAGGCCGATCTCGTCGGCCTCGTCGTGTTCCTGTACTACGAGCGTCTGGGTGAGGGGCGCGGCCATCACTTGCTCGCCTTGACGGAGGATGTGGACTTCTTGAGCACGGCGATGCCCTTGGGGTCGAGGATCGCGTAGGAGTACATGGCCTCGGTGCGGTAGGCGATCTGGTTGACGCCCTTGAGGTCCTTGCCGGTGTTGTCGGGGTCGCCGTATTCGATGATCTCGCTCCAGATGTCGCGTACCATGCCCCACTTGATGAGGCGGAAGTCGCCGAGGAAGGCGAGGATGCCAGTGGCGGGGGTGACGAGCCGGCCGTTGACCGTGCCGGACGTGGCGGCCGGGATGCCGTCGAGGTTGCCGACCTGAAGGTTGATCGGGATCTCCGGGTAGAAGCGCTGGCCGGTGGAGGGAACGCGGATCTTGCGCAGCTCGTTCGCCATGGTCTTGGACAGGGCGATGCCGTTGATGTCGTACTCGTCGCTGACGGCCTCGGCGAGGCTGTCGATGTCGGCGACGCGATCGTCGGTGGCCGGCACGCTGACCGCGCTTTTGGCGAGCGCGTTGAAGCCTTCGAGGGTCGTTTTCTTCTTGGGGTCGAAGGCGTGGTAGATGACGTAGTCGAGGACGCGGCCCATCGCGGCGGCCTGGTCTGCCTGGATCTTGCTGATGATCTCCAGTTTGGCGTCGTCGTCGGCCCACTGGAGCTCGTTGCTGAGGCGGGTGGTGGTCTGCACCTTGAAGCGCTTGCCGACGACCGGGGTGAGGGTTTCCTCGTAGCTGGACTTCTGCGCGCCTTCGGCGACGACCTCGGCTTCGGAATTGCCGGTGAAGACCATGTAGTCCTTGTCGAGGAAGAGCTGGGGTTCGCTCGGGGACAGTGCGGCGATGGTGCTGGTGTCCTTGGCGCGCTTGGTGATGACGGTGGCTACTTCCTTGGGGAGCAGCACCTTGCTGGTGTCGAGTGCCATGATGATGGTTTCCTTTCGGATGGTTGGTGGCGGTTAGTCTTTGTTGCCGAAGAGGCTGCGCACGTATGCCTTGGCTCGTTCGTCGGCGGTTTGGCCGGCGGGGTGCTGTGCCGGGTTGGGCACGTTCGGCAGCTTCGGCGCTGGGTGCATGAGCGGTTTGAGGATGTCGGCGTGCGCCTGAATCTCCTCTAGGGTGCTGCCGCGCAATGCTTCGGCCGGGATGCCGGTCTTGGCTGATACCTGCGTCTTCCATTCGGCCTGCTGTTCCTTGGCCTTGTAGGCGGCGACCTGCGCTTCGAGTTCCTGCGTGCGCTTGGCGGCCTTCTCGGTCTCGCTCATTTGGGATTCCTTGAGCTTTTCCAGCTCGTCGGCGGCGGCCTTGTTGGCCTTGGCCTTCTTTTCCCAGTCGCGCGAGTGGCCGAGCGCTTCCTTGTATTTGGCTTCCCAGTCGGTCTCCTCGCCGTTGCCGTTCGGTTTGGCCGGCGGGGTGGGGTCGGTGGTGTCCGAACCGCCTTCGGCGGGCGGGGCGATGTATCGGATATGGGGGTGCTGGAGGTTGAGGAACATGGTTGTTCTCCTTGTGTTCGGGCCCTTTCCGGGCATTGAAAAAAGCCACCCGTGCGGGTGGCTGAAAACTCTTGGCCCGGTTGGCGGGCATGAAAAAGCCCCGGCGGATGTCGGCCGGGGCTGGGATCAGTCGGCGAGCGCCAGTGCGATGAGGTTGCGGCTGGGCTGGTCGATGTGGTCTTTGGGTTTGTTGTGGTAGAGGCAGTGGAGCAGGTCGGCACGCAGCTCCGTGTCGGTTAGTGTGACGCCGGTGTCTTCGATGTTGAAGTAAGGGGTTTCGAAGCGTTCGGAGTAGTCGAGTAGGAGCAGGTCGGTGTTGTCGTTGTGGTGTTGGGTGAAGTATTCTTCTTCGCTCATGACAATGCCTCCTGAATCATGGTATTGAACATTTTAGCCGATTCGGGGAAGTAGTTGGCGATGAGCCGCCATGCTTCGGGGTTTGCCATCTGCGCGTCGAGCATTTCGGCGAACGCTTCGGTGGATTGGAGTTGTCCGCTTTGCCGGAAGTAGCCTTTGGGGTGGCCGACGCTGCCGTGGTAGTCGTCGCCTAGGGCGGCTTGGAGCATGTCTTCGACGTTGCGGTCGGTTTTTGCGGAGTTCGTCGCGATCTCTCGGGCGATGGCCTTCATGACGCTTTGTCGGCCGGCGGGCTTGTCTTCGGCCATGAGGGTTGCCTGTGTGGTGTCGAATATGCGTTGGGCGTCCCTTTTGAGCACGTCGTTGAACAGTTTGCCGTTGTGAGGGGCCCATGAGAACGAGTTCTTGTCGAGTAGCCAGTCGAGCATGTGGCCGCTTTCGTGGAAGAGGTTCTGCACTGGGCGGTGTGCGTTGTCTCCGGCCATGACGGTGTCGAGGTTGAGGTGGATGCCGCCGTCGGAGGGACTGAAGTAAGCGCCTTTGGGGAGCCGTGTTTCTTTGATGTCGTATTGGGCGGCGTATTTGGCCCAGAGCCTCGCCGCGTCTTTGTGCTCGGTTTTGTTGAGGAGCCGGTTGACGCGGCGGGTATACGCTTCGCCGAGTTGTTGTTCGAGTCTGCTGCCTCGCGGGATGCGCAGGTCTGGCGCGAATTCCGATCCGTCGGTGAACATGTCCGGCGATTCGCTGCGCATCCACGAGAGCACGGTGTTGGGATCGCTGCCGTCCCCGGCCGCTTTGGCGGCGTTCTTTGCCTGCTGGTATATGGCCTTGAGTTTGTCGGGGTCGTAGCCGTCGATCTCGGTCTCTCCCCACGAGGGGACGATCTTGCAGTCGCAGTCGTGGTGGTACCTGTGCCACTTGCCGGCGGTGTCCTCGCTGGCATAGACGAAGCCTCGGGACGCGAGCATGGCGCAGAACGCGCAGGTCTTGCCTTGGGGCACTCGCGCGTATTTGGGGCGGGTGGGGTCGTTCTGGGCGGTGAACCGTCCTGTGAGGCGTGCGGTCTCGTTGATGATGTCCTTGGCGAGGCGCGCCCAGTCGTCTTCGGTGTAGCCCTGCGTGTTGATGGCCCAGAGGTAATCCATGGTCAGTCCGGCTTTGCTTCGTCCGTTGATGATGTCGGTGAATTTCGCGCCGACGTGCATGGTGTTGTTGTAGCCGCCGACGATCTGCCAGAAGGCGCGGTCCGAGCTGACCTGCGCCTCCTTGTAGTCGGGCATGCTGATGCCGGCGGCTTCGGCCCATGCGGCTCGCACGTTCCTGTAATAGTCCTGTGCGATGAGGTTGGCCTTGCGCGCGTAGTCTTCCAGTTGGCGTCGGGCTTCGGTGGTGGGATCATCGCCGAAGTAGAGGCTGTTGGGCACCATCGTCTTGGCTTCGATGATGAGGTCGGCGAGCTCGTCCTGATAGTCGTCCCACATGTCGTTGAGGTGCTCGTTGAACGCTTTACGCTGCGCCGGATTGAGGTTGTTCAGCGGCAGGCTGTTGCTGTCCATTGGCTGCGGCCTCCTGCGTGTCGGTCTTGGCGGTGGCGATCTTGGCGCGTAGTTCGTCGATGGCGTTCTGCGTGCGCTGCTGTTTCTCGTAGGCCCGGTGGGCGTTGATCTCGTCCCATGTCAGGCCGGCGCGGCTCAGGCCCACGTCGCTGTCGGCGAAGGCGGGGTTGGTGGACGCAACCTTCTGGTACCAGTCGGCGCGGGCGGCGTCGCTGGCTTCCTTGGTGGGTGCCCAGATCGGTCGCAGTTGGCGGATGTCGGCTTCGTCCGCGCCCTGGGCGGCGAGCGCCATGGCGAGGATGCTTTTGATGCTTTCGCCGAAGCGTTTGTTTTGCCGGTCGGCGGTGCGGGAGAGTTTGCGTTCGGCTTCGGCCATGGCTTCGGCGCTGGCGGGGTTGTCCATGGTGATGCCGAGGTCGTTGACGGGGATGTCGGTTTCCGAGCTGACCATGAGGGCGACGGTTTTGAGCATGTCGGAGTGTGGCTGCATCGAGGCCTGTGTGAGTTGGCGCAGTTCGGGTTTTTCGCCGTTGCGGCCGGCGGGGATGCCGTTGATGACGCTGACGATGCTGCCCCATGTGTCGGGGCTTACCTGTCCTTTGTTGGCTCCGAGGAACCAGATGCGTGGTGCCGCGTAGAATTATGCGGTCGCTTCCATGCGCACGAGGGTGCGCAGTCCGAGGTCGGTGAGGGCCATGAGTGGGCGGGTGATGCGGCTGGAGCCGAGGGGGCGGTAGAGCTGTTGGTCGCTGATGATCGGTACGACGGTGGGTTGGTCGAAGCCGGTTTCGATGCGTTCGGCCTGCCATGTGCCGCTGTTGCGGCGGCACAGGTAGACCTTGCCTGGCAGCCATACGTCGAAGCGGGTGATGTAGCCGTCTTTGTCTTTGTCGCGGATGGTCATGGCTGCGCCGATCCTGTCGTTGCCCCAGTCCCATATGGCGCTGCTCCAGTCGGCGGCGCGTGGCGTGATCCGTATGTCGTCGTCGTCGCCGGAGATGGTCATGAAGCTGCATCCGTGCGTGTATGCGGACACGATGGCCTGTTGGATTTTCACGCCGAACGTGTTCGCCGCGATGATGTCGTCTACCTGCGTTTGGAGGCTGTCGGGCGCGTCGATGCCTTCGAAGACGCTGAGGTCGGCGAGCGCGCGGACGGCTTTGTTGGGCCAGCCGATCATTGGTTTGGCGAGGGCTTTCATGGCCGGTGGGATGCTGTAGGCGACGCCTTTGTAGTGGTAGTGGGCGAGGTAGTAGCTGGTGCGCAGGGTGTTGCGCGTGTAGTGGCGTCGCCATTGTTTGAGGAGTTCGTTGATGGTGGGCTGGTCGTCGGGGTCCACGCCGGTGATGGTGTTGGCGTAGGCGCTTTCGATGGCGAGCCAGCCGGCTTGTCCGCGCAGGATGGGGACGTCTTCGGTGTTCATGTCAGTACCATGCTTCCTGTTGTGCGGTGGGGTCTCTTCTGGTGGTCATGGCCCCGTGGAGGGCTAGGGTGACGGCGTTGAGTGGGCTGATGTCGGTGTCGTCGTCGGGTCGGTTCCATCCGAAGAGGCCGTTTTTGCCGATGGGGCGTGTGGTGGCTTTGTTGACGGCTTGCCAGAGTGGTTGTTGGCCGTCTTCGGGCAGGTGGGTGAGGGTGCCGTCTCTGAGCATGTCCTGGAGGCGTCCGCAGGCGCGGCCCATGTCGGTGGCGGCGGTGACGGTGACGGTGACGCCGGCTTCGGCGAGGTCGGGCAGGAGCGCGGTGGCGGGGCTTTGCCCGTCGATGACGAGTGCGGCGGTTTGTTCCCAGACTTTGTCGATGAGGTTGACGGCCCACATGGTGCCGTCGTGGTTGGTGTCCCTGTATTCGGCGAGTTCGATGTGGGCGGTGCCGTCGTCGTAGCGCATGCATGCGCCGATGGTCAGGCGTGTGCGTGTGGGGTTCATGTCGATGCCGAAGCTCATGACGCCGCCGGGGCGGCGGGCGTCGATGGTGGCTTCCTCCCATTGGCGGCGGTCGATGGCGCGGCTGAGGGCGTGTTTGTCCCAGATGCCGAGGGCTTCGCGCCGGAAGTCGTCGCCGGTGAGGTTCTCCCACAGGTTGGCGATGGATTCGTCGCTGGTGTGGGCCGGGTAGCTGGGGTTGGCTTTCCTCCATTGTTCGCGGTCGAGGGGGTCGGCGTCGCGGTCGGCGGCGAATTCGACGTAGAGGGTGCTGTGGGTGCGGCCCGCGCGCGTTTTGTCCCTGAGGCGGGTGAACGCTTCGCCGTTGTCCCTTGGCCCGGGCGGGGTGCCCATGTAGATGGTCTGGGGGTTGTAGGCGCGGTTCTGGGTCGGCAGCATCGACGCCATCGCCGAGTCGGACAGGTGCTGGGCCTCGTCGATGACGAGCAGGGCGATCTTCTTGACGCCTCGCAATGCGCCGCGTTCGCGGGCGCGGAAGAAGATACGGCTGCCGTTGCGGAAGCGTATCTCCTCTTTGCCGGCGGCGAGGCTGATGCCGTGGTCGGGGTCCACGAGGCCGCTCATCTCCGGCCTGAGCACGATCGCGCACAGGCTTTCGAACGTGTCCTTGATGACGCTGAAGTGCTGCGCCGTCCACACGATGCGCATGCCGGGGGTTCGGGCGGCGCGGTGGATCGCGACCCAGCCGATGTCGTAGGTCTTGCCGGTCTGGCGCGGGATCGACAGCACGGCGTTGCGGGCGCTCCAGAAGCCGTCGGCGCTTTTCGCGAGGATAATCCGGTTGATCTGCCGCTGCCAGACGTCGAACCGGTCGCCCGCCGCCGCGGCGAGCCGGT